ACCTGTTGTATCTCCAGCAAAAGTTAAAGTTTTCTTTTCCCAAGTATTAGCACTGTCTATTGTATATGATTTTGAAATATCTCTGCTATTATCACCATCTCTTAAATATGCTATATATGTTCCTGTTTTATTAGACTTTACCCAAAAAGATAAAGTTAAACTTTCAGCATTTGCTGTACCTTTTTTTAAATATTGTAAGTTTTGACCTTCAAATCTTTGTTGAACTGTCATGTAAGAACCAGCACTTAAACTAGCATTAGCAGTAGTACAATCTAATTTAAATGATTTTGCAAAACCTTGACCAGTTGGTACATCAGTTGAAATTGTATTTGTCCAAGTTCCAGCAGTACCCATGTTTAAATAAAATCTATCAGCAGTATTATAAGCACCACCAGTAAGACCACTAGCAGAAGTTGCTCTTTGAGCAATACTCATATCACCATTGATGATGATGTTTCTGAATGAATTAGGATTATATGCTAATTGAGTTGTTGTAATTGAATCAGCAGCTGGAGTTGCTGAAGCATAAGTTTGATCTCCTCTTAAAAAAGTTGTAGCGTCCGCTGTACCAGTTCCTAAATTAGAAGTTGCAACAGTGCCAGATAATTGAGAAACATCAATAGTTTTATTTGTTAAAGTTTGTGATCCAGTTGTAGTAACTACAGTAGAAGGTAAAGTAGTTGTTGCATTAGATGCGTCAAACGTTGCACCTGAAGGTATAGTAATCGTGTCACCAGATTCCCCAACCGTTAATGTGGTTCCAGATTGTGGGACTATTGCATCGACTTCAATTTTACTCATTATATAATTACCAATGTTCCTGTTACGGTTTGTGTTCCTGTGATACTAACTGGTCCTGCTAATACTCCTGATACCAATGTTTGATCATCAGATAAAGTTGAATTGTGAGTATTAACAAAAGTTTGTGCTGTCATTCCTGCAGAAGGTGTTCTTGATGCAGGCAATGTACAAAATACTGTTTTCGTACCTGCGGAAAAATTAACTAAAGCATCTGAGTTAGAAGAAGAAATAATTGTGTCTCTAGATAAAGTGTCTGGAGAACCAGATGTAACCGTACCTATACCAACTTCAAATTCTGATGTTCCATCATTTGAAATTGCGTAATAAGTTACATTAGCATTTCCTACACCTGAAACAAAACTTTCAAAACCAGTTTCGGCACCAGCTAGTGAAAATGTTCCTGTTCCAGTAGTTGTGCTAGTTTCTTTAACTCTATCGTTAAGTACAAAAGCCATTTCTACTCCTTATAACTATTATGCGTCGCCAAGTCTAATGATTGCATTAGATGAATCAGCAGTTGGAAACTGAATAACGAAATCTCCGCTAGTTGCAGTTTTTGTGCCGCCAAAATCTAAAACCAATACCGCTTCATTAGATGTTCCTTTATAAATCAGAGCTCCTACTGCAGACAATGTCACAGAAGAGAAAGTCAAATCTGCGAAGTCAACGTATGCAATGTTACTTGATATTGCTACACCATTATTAGTTAAAGTATTACCGCCTGCTGTATAGTTGGTACCAGACGAAGATACTTCGTTAGTAACAGTATAAACAGTAGTAGCCGTACTAAAACCACCTAATGATGTATAAAGTGCTAATTTGAAAGTTGATCCACCAGAATCAAAATCAAACACTCCACCAAGTAGATCTGTTTTAAAAGAGTCAGGTACTATATTTGCCATTTAGTTTTCTCCTTAAATTTATTGTGATGGATTTACTGATTTTAAAGGAGTACGAATAACACCATCTGTATATTCATCTCGGCGTCTACGACCTTGTTGTTCGATCGCGTACGATTGCTGAGCTTGTTGATAAGCCTGCGAATAGTATTGTAACATATCTGACGGGCCTTTCAAGTATGCATATGCTTCTATCAAACAAGCATATAAAAGTAAATCCTGATATTTATTAGATGTAAAAGTACCTTGAGTAGATCCTGGAGACTCAGTAATACTTGTAGGTTGTTTATTATAAGCCAATGTAATGGCATAAGTGTTATCTGGAGTTGGTGCTACTACCCAATAATTTGCATCCCAATTAGCATAGTATTTAGGAAAACCTGAACTTGTTCCAGGAGTATCATAATACTCTGCCATAAAAGAAGTATCTCTTTGTTCTAAATAAACTTGATTTCCTGATGAGTCCGTAAGTTGTGCATATCGTATAATTCTTAAATCAGTTGGAATGGTAACATATCGGTTTCCTGCTTGCAGGTTCGATGTTGCATAAAAACGATCATCATCCGTATCTGTATCTCTATAAATTTTATTTTCAGCATTTTTAATAATCGTAGATAAAACAGAATCAGATAATACAGAGCTATCTACTTCTGTATAATTTCTAATGTCTGTTTGTAAGTTAGATAAAGTATATGCCATTATGCTGTTAATGTAACAGGACCTGCGGTCACTGTCATTCCTCCTGATTGTTCCGTTACCGTAGGTGTTCCTCCTAATGTAAAGGTATAATAATTAGAATCTATTTTAGTTATACTATAACCAGATGCATTTTCAAATACTGTATATGCGACTCCACCTGGACTTCCATCTACATTTCTAAATACAACGGTATCGGAAGTAGAACGTCCGTGATTAGGTTCATAGACACTTACTGTAGTGGATCCAGAAGTAATGGTAAAAGGATTTCCTGGAAGTAAAGCAGCAACCGCTGGTTCTGTTCTTGCAGGTCTTGCATTTTGTAAACCTTGTGCATCTCCACCTTTTGGTTTTGGTTCTAGTTGTGGATGTTTAGCTTCATATTCAGAAAAATGAACTAAAGATCCATTCCATTCTCTTACCATTTCTGAATAAGGAAAAGCTTGACCTGATCTATCGGAAATTGCTTGTGAATGTTTTCCTCTTGCAAAAGCCATTATACACCATCTCCATAATAAGTTTGTGGTGAAATAAATAAAGAAGTTCTTTGACCATCTTCGGTTAATGCTCTTTGTAATTCATCTTCGTAAATTAATTTTAAATTTTGAACTAATTCAGGGGAATATTTTAAACTTAAATAGTAAGCAAGGCCCGCGGTCATCGCAGGAATAAAACGATAAGCAACATCTGCGGTGTTAGTATAAGCACCTGCATCTTGAATTCTTGCAATGTAATAAAATTTTAATTGGTAACTTGCTCCAGAAAAACTAGATCCTGGTGTTTGATATAAAAAGACACTAGGACTAGTAGTTCTTTGTACATAATATTGTGAAGGTGTTCCTTGAGATAATTTATTAGGAAGTGCAGCATAATCGGATCTATCGATTTTAGTTAAAGTGGTATCTACAGGAGCGGACGCTGTTGTGTTATCTCTTACATACGCTTCTAATACATCATTAATATCGGTTGGAAAATTAGTATTGTCATTTGCATAATTATATTCTGCTTGTCCTAATACTAAAGGAATCGTTGCTGATTTTACTTTCCATAAATGAACACCTCTATTTCCCCATTCAGAAAACATAATGTTCAACGAACGTCTAGCACTTTTTAATTGCTGACCTGTTCGTAAACCGCGAAGCGTTGTTCTTTCATACGCTTCTTCAATAATGTCATCGATATTTAAATCGAATGTTGTAGTACCAGAGGTAGCCATCTACCCTCCTATTTATCTAACAGTATAGTAGCTGCTGTTAAACCTGATATTGCAGAAACTGTCATTCCACCTTCAAATAAAATTCCATCTTCTGGAATATTGAAAGCAAAAACATCTCCTGCTGGACAGTCACCTACAAATTGTGTAACTGAATTTCCATCTTGTAAAGTTATAGTTCCAGCACCTGCTGTAGCGTTAGCAAGAATAATTCCTCTTAATCTTGTTCTTCCGCCAAATACAGAACCAGTTCCAGTAACTCTAACCGCTTTTACATCTGATTTCATACTCATTAATTTCTCCTAATTTTAAGAGCTCCCGAAGGAGCTCTTTAATTTCTTATTATGCTACCGCTGCGCCTGTAGTAACATCAACAAAATTTGATCCGTTACCAAAGCAAAGAGATCCAGTTAATGATGCACCTGTTGCATCAGAAACGTAGATTACCAATCCAGCAGTTGCTGTAGGTAAAGTTGCTAAAGTGTAAGTTGGAGCAATAAATCCATTATCTGATTTTACTGGTCCTGAAAAAGTTGTTTGTGCCATAGTGTTATCCTCCTAGTTAATTTGATACAGTCTCTAGGCCGTCGACTATATGCGTCTGTACCAAAAATTATATATAGTGAGTTATTTATAGACTAATTTGAATTGAAGCGCAAGATATCCTTATCAGGAAAACGCATTCCAGCGATAAATAGCTTGGTTTATTTAACCAGCTATAGAAAATTCAGGAGCAGCAGATTCTATTTTTACTTTATGTAAAGATTCTTTAGCTTCAGCCACTTTAATATGACTGATAACTTCTCTAATCTTTTCATCAATCCTAACCATATTAATGGTATATATACCATTATCAATATGGTCTTGCTCCCACTCTAACTCAAGCGATCTTTTTGT